GAGAAGGTGAGATGCTTCGCTCTGCCACTAATACACAAAATGTTAATGGTAGTGAAAACTTTACCCAAACAGGAAATGTAACTGTCCATTCCAGTACCGATGAGACACTCTCAAAGGTTCTGGATGAACTCTCCGCACAGCGACGCATATTCGAGAAGTCTCAGGAGCAGATTGACCGCCTTATCACTATTATTGAGAAACATTGACGGCCAGCGTTCGCGCGCGTACCATATATTAATATTAACGTATAAATCAATACAGACATGGATTTTAAAGATTATTTCAAGCAACTTTCAGAGCGAGTTGCCAGCCTGAAAGACCAGATTGCCACGGAAGAGGCTACAAAAAATGCACTGATAATGCCATTCATCCAAATGCTTGGATATGATGTATTTAACCCATTGGAAGTGGTTCCGGAAATGGATTGTGACATTGCCAAGAAAAAAGGCGAGAAGATTGACTATGCCATTATGAAAGATAACGAGCCCATCATGCTCATCGAATGCAAACACTGGGCGCAGGATCTTAATCTGCATGATACTCAGTTGAAGCGATACTTTGTGGCGTCAAAGGCTCGATTCGGCGTGCTCACAAACGGAGTGATATACCGCTTTTACTCAGACCTCGTAAAGCCTAATATCATGGATGATACGCCGTTCCTTGAAATCGACCTCGAGAACGTAAGAGATGAGCAGATTGAGGAATTGAAGAAGTTCCACAAGTCCTATTTCGATGTAGAAAACGTGGTTACATCGGCCACCGAATTGAAATATATGACTGAGATAAAGTCGATTATCAAGGAAGAGTTTGCGAACCCTTCAGTTGACCTTGTAAAGTTGCTTACTAAGCGTGTGTATGATGGCGCTGTAACACAGAAGGTCCTGGACCAGTTTACCGACCTTGTGAAACGGTCGTTAGCCAACCATATAAACGATGTTCTTTCAGCGCGCTTGAATATCGCCATGAACACTATCGAGCAGCAGTCTAAGGACGAAGGGCAAAGCGCACAACAGGATGTGAAATTACAGCCGCAGCAGGCTTCTGAAGAGCCCCTACCCCACGGCGTTGTATTCATGGATAAGCAGACGGGAATTGTTACTACTGAGGATGAAATGGAGAGTTTTCGCATCGTGCGCGCCATCCTTTGCCATGTTGTCGATGTAAGCCGTATCCATTACCGTGATACGCTCAGCTATTTCGGAATTTTGCTCGATGACAATAATAGAAAACCTATATGTAGAATGTGCTTCAATGCCAAGTCGGTGAAGTATATCGTCACCTTTGATGCGGACAAAAAGGAGACAAAACACGTCATTGAGAGCCTTGAAGATATCTATAAATATAGCAATCAGTTAGAATCTGTGGTGAGATACTATGATGGTGAAAATAGTTAATGAGCTGATAGCAAGTTCTATAACTTACTCTTGAGTGCTTGTTTTTCCTATAATAACTATTATGTTTAATTCAAAATCTGAAATGAAAAAAACGCAGGTGATAACTGAAGAAAAAATTTCAGTGCGAAAAACCCTGCTAAGTATGAATGTGGGCGAAGAGCTTGAGTTCTCATGCACGGACTTTCCTCTTTCGCGGTGCCGTGTGATTGCCTCGATGATCAAGAAGAGCACGAAGCGCCAGTTCCGCGTTCGCAGCGACCAGTACGGTACGACATTTTGTGTGACGAGATTGAAATGAGAGTAACAACCATTAAAACCCACGGATATGAATTATTTCGAGCTTGTAATCGCGGTGCTGTTCACCGCATGCGCCGGAACGACGCTGTTGCATTCGATGGTCATCGAATCGCCCATGAAGGCGATGTCAGTCGCCTTCTCCCTGCTGATGTTCGGCCTTGGCCTGCTGGCCACGTGCCTGGTATGGAAAGAACTGAAGAAACAACGGAATACGGAGGACGTAGGATGATTACGGCAGTAGAACCCACAGTGAGCGCCACCGGAAGGTATTCGGTGACGCAGACGACCGAAGTGCTCGGCATACACCGCAACACGCTGATCAATTACACCAACAAGGGACTGATCAAATGCGGGTTCAGGCGCGAATCTGGGCGCAAGTTCTACGAGGGACGAGAGATACTGCGCTTTTGGAGCGCGATAAGATAATGGCAAGATTCAACATAATCTTTTGTATTCATTGATTGATGCATTTAGAGACGAGTTTTTCAATAGGTGATACGAAAGGGAGCGATTTCTTTCAACTGCTCGCTGCTTCGCCGAAGATGGGTACGCCGTGCAACGCGGTACATCATAGGAACCGGTAGCAAGTGGATAAAATTTTAATTTGATAATCCCGTGCCGGCCACCCGTGAGGGCAGCCGGTCATGTAGGAGGCTTTTCCCTGGTGGGAACCGCGTGGACTTCAACCCGTAATTCCTGAGGCCTTCGACGCGCGATGCCGGGTCCGATTCCCGGAGCCTCCACCAACAATGTGCTTTAGGTTTATAAAATACGTGTTCTAAGCGAAAAATCTACGAGGTCTGGTGTGACCTGATTTTTTTAGTTCACAAGTAACTAATCGTAGCATGATTCCCCGCCATCCGTGAGGCCCGTGGGGAATACGGAAGGGAAGCCCGTGATGATGGAATCCACGGGAATGCGGCCGGGAAGCCGTACCTAGGACGATTGCGGGTCCGATTCCCGCCTCTTCCACCAAGCAATGGCAAAAGCTGTAAGATGCCAAGAAAAACATAGCAGTATGAAACGAATTATCATCAAGGAAATTCACCTATTGAATTTCAAGGGCATCCGCCATGCGGACATCGCCTTCGATGAGCGCATGACCGAGATATCCGGCACCAATGGCGTCGGAAAGTCCACGGTGTTCGACGCCTTCTGCTGGACACTGTTCGGCAAGAACGCGTCAGACAGGAAGGACTTTGCCATCAAGACGACCGACCCTGACGGGCGTCCAATCCCCATGTTGCCCCACGAGGTGACCGTCTGCCTTTCCGTGTCCGGAGAGCCCGTGACACTGCGTCGTTGCTATTCCGAGAAGTGGGCAAAGAAGCGTGGCGAGGGCGCGGTGAGGTTCACCGGCCATACCGAGGAGCGCTTCTTCAACGACGTGCCGTGCGGCGCTGCCGAGTATGACGCCAAGGTGAAGGGCATCTGCTCGGAGGAGGTGTTCAAGTTCGTCACCAACCCCAACTATTTCCCCACCCGCAAGGAAGACCAGATGCGCCAGCTGCTCTTTGAGATGGCCGGAACGGTGGATGACGCGGAAGTGGCTTCCGGCAACGAAGACTTCGCCCGCCTGCTCGACCAACTCTCAGGCAAGACGATGGATGAGTACAGGAGAGAAATCCGGGCAAAGAAGAACAATGTGCAGGCAGGCATCGAAACCATCCCCAGCCGCATCGACGAACGCAAGCGCGACCTTGCCGAACCCGAGGATGTTTCACAGAAGGAGGAACTCCTCGCAGGTTTGAAAAAGGAACTTGACGAAGTGTCGGAACAGATTTCCGATATGGGCAAGGCATATCGCGCGGCCGGTGACAGACGCATGGCCACGCTGAGCCGCATACAGGAACTCAAGGAGCAGCGCATGCGCCGCGAGAGTGACATCCGTGCGGTCGTGCAGGGCGATTATCGTCGTGCCTTGGGCGAGAAGCGCAAGCTCGAGGCGGAACTGTCTGAAGTGAAACTGCACCTCTCGCGCGCCAAACTGGCCGTGGAAGAGCAGCGCACTGTCCTTGACCGCTACAACAAGGAGCGAGAGGAACTGCTGGAGGAGTGGAAGCGTATCTCCGCCGAAATCAAGGCAGGCATGGTGCCCTCTTCCATGATGGACGAATCGCAGTTTGTGTGCCCCGCCTGCGGCCGCCGCTACGAGATGGACGAGATTGAGGCGCGCCAGAAGGAAATCACCGAACGCTACCTTGACGGCAAACTCCGCGAGAAGGAGCAGAACCAGGCGAAAGGCCTTGCGCTGAAAGCGAAAATCCGTTCCGCCCAGGAAGACATGACCCGTAAGGAGACCGTCTTGGGGAAGTACGCCTCGCAAGTGGCGGACCTGCAATCCAACCCCATCCTTACGGAAGAGCTTGTGGAGCCGGACGCCACAGAGGCGATTGCCACCGACGAGGCGATGATTGTGATAAACGAGGAGATCGCCCGCCGCGAAAAGGACGCCGATGAGCCCTTTACGGCACCCGGCACCGATGCGCTCGAGGCGCGCAGAAAGCAGTTGCAGCTCCGCATTGAGGAGGCGCAGGAGTTCATCTTCCGCCAGGACCGTGTAAAGGAGAATAACAAGAACAACGGCGAGCGCATCGCCGAACTGGAAAAGGAGCTGCGCGCCATGAACGAGGAGAAGGCGCGGCTTGAGGGCATTGAGTTCACGATGCAGGAATTCTCGAAGGCCCGTGCCCGTGCCATCGAGGGCAAGGTGAACGCCATGTTCAGCCTGGTGCGTTTCAAGCTGTTCGACACGCAGGTGAACGAAGCCGAGGTGGAGTGCTGCGTGCCGATGGTAAACGGTGTCCCTTATCCAGACGCCAACACCGCCGGCAAGTTGAACGCCGGGCTCGACATCATCAACGCCATCGTGGCCAAGAAGGAGATATCCGCCCCCATCTTCATCGACGGGGCCGAGAGCATCCGTGGGATGCAGCCCACCGACAGCCAGCTTGTCCTGCTCTCCGTGACCGACGAGGAGCGGCTGACCGTACGTCACAACGGCGTTGTGGTGGAAAACACTGAGAAAGACAATTAACCATAATAAGGATCATTAAAGTATCAAGGAATCATGCAGACAAACAATTATCCGGAAAAGCAGCCGCAGAACGCGGTCGCAACCCAACAGAAGCCCGTGGAGACGCTGAAGGCGATGCTCGACGCGCCATCGGTGCAGAACCAGTTCAAGAACGCCCTCGGGGCGCACAAGGATGCCTTTGTGGCGTCGCTCATCGACCTTTACACGGGTGACAAGGCCCTCCAGACGTGCAAACCATCGCTCCTGGTGGCCGAGGCGCTGCGTGCGGCCACGATGCACCTGCCGCTGAACCGTGCGCTCGGATTCGCCTACATCGTGGTGTACAACAACAAGAAGAAGGTGACGGACACCAACGGCCGCGAGCAGTGGGTGACGGAGCCCACGCCCACCTTCATCCCCGGCTACAAGGGCTACATCCAGTTGGCCATGCGCACGGGTCAGTACCGCACCATCAACGCCGACGTGGTGTATGAGGGCGAGCTGCGCAAGGTGGACAAGCTGACGGGCGAAATCGCCTTCGACGGTGACAGGAAGTCCAACAAGATTGTGGGCTACTTCTGCCACTTCGAGCTGCTGAACGGATTCTCGAAAACGCTGTACATGTCGGTGGAGGACATGGCGGCATATGCGAAACGATACTCCCCTTCCATCCGCAGGGACACCACGCTGGAGGCTCTTGTGGAAAAGGCCAACAACGGCACCGTGTCGAAGCAGGTGGGATGGGAAGGCAACTTCGGCGACATGGCCATCAAGACGGTCATCCGCCGTTTGCTCTCTAAGTACGGCATCCTCTCGGTGGAAATGGTGAGCGCCATGGACCGAGACCTGGAGGGAAGCGACTTCGAGCAGCGCGACGAACTCATTGCCGGCAACGCCAACAAGCGCCAGCTCGACATTGAGGATGCGCCGGAATATGAGGAGGTGGACGCCGAGACGGGCGAAATCAGAAAGCCCGCCGCCAAGCCTGAGCCGGAAGCCGCAACGACCGACGCGCCCGCGGGTAATACCGAAGAAGGGGAGGATGAAGCGCCGTACTGACCGTTTTGATGTGGGAGGACTGAAATGAAACTCATAGTGCTTGGAAGCTCTTCGAAAGGGAACTGCTACCTGCTGCGTGCTGACAATGGCGAGACGCTGATAGTGGAAGCCGGCATAAGGATGCAGGAGGTGAAGCGGGCCCTTTCGTGGGAGCTTGGAAAGGTGGTCGGATGTCTGTGCACGCACAGGCACAATGACCATGCCGGACACATTGGGGAGATGATGGAGTGCGGAATCCGCGTGCTTGCGCTGGAGGACGTGTTCGAGAGCCATCACCTTGCGGGAAACCACTTCGCTTTATATATCCAGCCGAAGCACGGATACATCGTCGGCCCGTTCAGGGTGCTTGTGCTCCCCGTGTGCCACGATGTGCCGTGCGTAGGCTTCCTCATCTCGCATGAGGAGATGGGAAGGCTGCTCTTCCTTACGGATACGATGATGTTCGAGTACAGGCTGCCGGCAGACGTCACGCAGCTGATGATCGAGGCGAACTATGCCGACGACATCCTGGAGGAGAACATTGAAAGCGGAAAGGTGCCAGCCGGCACACGCGCCCGCCTGCTCAACTCGCACATGGAGCTGGGCACCACGGCGGACGTGATGAGACAGAACGACCTCACCGGGGTGCAGAACATTGTCCTGCTCCATCTGAGCGACCGCAACAGCGACCCCGCCAGATTCCGGAGCGAGATAATGCGCGCATCGGGAAAGACGGTATACGTGGCCCGTCAGGGCCTTGAATTGGAATTATCTAATCTTCCGTACTGACATGGAAAACGAATTTATGAAAGATAACGCACAGGCATGGTCACCCGATGAGTTTGGGGTGGTTCCTGCCGCACCTGAGACGATTGACGAGGGTGGTCTTGTTGAGAAAGCCGTGGGAAACAAAAGCATGATCTTCTACGAGGAATGGTTCCGCGCTTTCCAGGACCTGCCGAGAGATGTCCGGATGGAGACCATAGAGGCCGTCATAGAGTACGGTCTTTACGGGTCTGCAACCGGGCAACTGAAGCCGGTTACGAAAGCGATGCTGGGCATGGTGAAGGGTCGTATCGACCTCAACAGGACGCGGTTCGCCAATGGGAAGAAGGGAGGCAGGCCGGCAAAGGACAGGGTCGAGCCGTGCAACGTATATCAACATAAAGAAACGTATATTAACAATAAAAACCCGAAAAACCAAAGCGAAACCAAAGCGAAACCAAAGCGAAACCAAACCGAAACCAAAGTGAAACCAACCGAAAACCAAACCGAAACCAACCCCGAACCAAACAGTAACCAAACCGAACCAAAGCCTAACCATATATATAATAATATAATATTATCTCCTAAAGTCGATAATATTTCTTCTAACTCTAACGAGTTAGAAGCCTTAAGGCCCGCGCGCGTACGCGAGGGGGAGCCTCTTCCGCTTTCGCGGATTAAGGACATGTGGAACGGGACATGCGTAAGCTATCCGCGGCTCATCAAGCTGTCGGACGCCCGTAAGAACAAAATCCGCATCCGTCTGGACGAGATGGGAGGCGGCGAGAAAGGTTTGGAGGTGATGCAGGAGATATTCCGACGACT